TCATTGCCTTCCCACCATATTTTTAAAACATTGTGAGAAACATTGTTTAGGTTAACGATTGCAGAGTCTGGATGATCTAGTTCGCCGAGTGCTCTGTTTTGATGAATAAATTCTTGTTCATATCGCTTGCATTCTCTTTCTAAGATATGTTTAGGATACACACGTCCATTTTGATTTTTAGCTCCTGCTCTTTGTAAAACGCCTTGAACAACATAACCGCCTGGAACACCATATTTAGCACCATTAGCTTCATTCAATGAGCCAACTGGTTTAAATGGCATATAATCTTGTATAAGTTGTTTTGACATTTTATTCTCCTAATGATCTTACGCGTTCTGATATTTTAATTAATCTCTCTGATATTTTATTTAATGCTCGTTCTACTTGAGGTCCATAACCATCCTTAGACATCCCGGATTCGGTCTTAAGACGAGATGCATGTTTTACCATTTCTTCAATTTCACTCATTTTTTTAGAAACGTCTCGAATGGTATTTTTAACTTTCTTTTCTGGAGTTAATTTAGGATTATCTGTTACATATGAACGATAACCTTCAATAAGTTGTGCATATTTTTTATCCATTGCTTCTTGAACTTTTCGATATCCCAATGCCTCGATAGTATCGTCATCTGCTTTTCCGAAGGCTTTCGGTGTCATGTATGAACCGGCTCCAGCAGATGTAGACACTTCTTTCACATCAACCCCAGGTTCATACCAAATTCCATCACCATCATCATCTTGCCAACGTCTTGGTTTACTTTTCGAATCTAGAGGACGACCTTCGTCATCATGCGGCATAGGTACATCTTCATCATCTTGTTCTGCATCAGGATCATACACCTCATCCGTTAATTCAGATTCATATTGTTCGAATTTTTTTTCTATTTCTTTTATAAATGATTTCATCCATGTACCCTTGTGAGTTCGTCTACTAATTCAAAATATCTTAAAAGTGATAATATATGAGATTCTTTAATCACTTTCATTGTTTCAACATTGCAAAGCATCTCTGAAAGTTTTTTAACTTTAATTTGAGTTACTTGATCTGTAATTTGTTTGGAATGTTCTGCCAACTGTTTTTTTATGGCAGGTATTTCTTGCTTAATATATTCACGAAGCGAATCAGTATCATTAATATGAACAATGTATTTATTCAATAAACGTTTTTGTGATTCTGACAGTTTTGAATATTTTTGATTGAATTTATCAACAAGAAGTTTATATGTTAATAATCGTTCTGATTCATCCTGATTTTTAAATGTTTCTAGAACCACATCTTTTTCCGTTTTCTTTGTTTCTGTCAATAAAACATGATCTAGAATTACATTCTTACATTCTGCTAACTGCTTTACATTAGCTGTATCTTGATATTCAAACAACATGTATATAGAAGCTAACACTTTATAATTATTAATATGTCCTTTTGCAAGAGAATCAAATTTAAAATTTTCTGAAATTTCTTTTACTAGATTATACTTTTGTCTGCGGAGCAATGATTGATTTAATTGCGAATATGCTCTTTGTGATTCTTTAATAAAATCTAATGCTCTTGCTTCAGACTTGAATTGCTCTTTAACTATGGAATTATATAATTGTAATTCTTTTGACAATTCCGTGTTCTTACCGAAATATTTTTTAATAATATCAATAGCTGTGGATTTATCAGAAGAAAGTGTTTCCGATGTAAGTTTGCGAACTAACATTTCAAAAAGAATACCTGCGTTTTTGTATTTTGAATGTTTTAATTTTTTCATTGTACTAGACAGTTCTTTATTTATTTATATATAAATATCATTTAGTTTATAAAATATTGTTTTCATCAAGCATCGTTCCAGAATCGGTATCTGTTTCTTTGTTTTCATATAGCAATTTTGTTGATGTTGATTTCTTAATTTTCTTTAAAATATCCGAAGATTCTGTCTTAGCCCAGGTACCTATTTTCGGTCTACGTTGTGGGTCTGGTTGAAATGTCGTTTTTTGATTTTGTGGATCAAAAGACTGTTTTATCTGTTTTGTTCCTAATGGATCCCATCCAAATGCATTTCGGTGTTGACCTGACTTAATTCCTTCTGGCGGTCGGCCTCCTTGATCATCGCTATCAGTGCCCATATGCATTGAAGCCAAGTCGTGCGGAGTACCATATGACATACCAGTAACAGTTGGATCATTTCCTTCTTGTTCAATTTGGTTTTGACGGAAGCGAAGTTTCAAGTCTTCAATAACATTGGTTCTTTCTGCTAACCATTGTTCTTCTGTCATATTGAATATGTATTCATAAATGTATTTGTCAGACACGAGCTTGCTGTCTTTCATTGTGTTAGCAAGTTGTATCTTTTCATTCATTAATGCAATTTTTTGCTGATCATAAATAATAGATGGAGCAGTTAAAGCCAATTCAAAATTAATTAAATCTTCGCCTTCGAACCCTTGTGAATATAAATGAACGATTGCGATCTTAGTTAATTCAGAAACTACAATTTTTTGAATTCGTTCTATGGTTCTAGCAAATCTGATATCCATTGATGCTAATGTGGATTTTCCTTCTACTCCTTCATCATAACCTAAAAATGGTTTAGGTATTTTAAGAGCAGCCATCATTTTGTGTTTAACATATTCAATGTCATCGATACCAGTAAAAGTCATTCCTGGTAGTGTATCAATTTGAGTAGATGAATTTCCTCCCCTTACAGGTAAATAGAAATCTTCCATCATGTTATTCAAATTGAATTTCAGATTGTAATTACCAGTTTGTGGATCTACGTGAGGAACTTTTTTCATTTTATTGATAACCTGTTCCATGAATGAATCAACTTCGTTTGGCGGAATATTACCAATATCAATTTTAAAAATACGTTTTTCTGGTGCTCGCATTATTCTGTGAATAAGCATGGCATCTTCTAGCAATGTTAATTTTTGAAATTCATTTCTTGCACCTTCGAGCATTGAACGGCCGTACGGTAAAAAATTTGAATCAGACAATAAACGGAAGTGTGCTATTTCAAACACATCATATTTAATATCGCCGGATGAAACATGACGAAATGTAATATCATATTCACCGGTTGCTTCATCATATTCTTCCCATCTCTCTACTTCATAACTAGAAAATGGTCTTGCATTTAATACTCCGACTTCATCTGCAATATCCAATTTTAGGAATAAATCTCCGTATTTACACATATTGCGAATCCATGACCAAAGATTAAAATCTACATTTAAAATATCATAAAATAAATTTTGAAGTATTTTTTGAATCTGAGCATTTTCAGTTTTAATTGTGATAAGATCGCCGAATTGATTTGCTAAGGTAGATTCATCTGCATAGATATCTAATGCAGAATGCAAGATAGGATCTTTATCCATCATTTCATAGTCAGTGTATAACTGCATACGATTTTGATGCATATAATAATTTGAATCATAACCACCCATGCCACCGACACGATGTTTGTTCGATCCATGCAAACGAGTGTATCTGTCTGCAATTTTACTCTGTGTTAAGTTACCAGTACTCTGTAAACGGTTGGTATCTACAACGCGTAGTTTGTCTTTCCCATATGCTCTAACGATAACATTGGTACTAAATAGATTTTGTAATCTTTTTCTTAAAGAAGCCATATATGTATATTATTTTAATATAAATATAACTAACCTAAGATCTACCGGGTTATAATAACCATGTTAGGCCTTGGTCTCCATCTCCGGGATTCCAATTCCATCCGGTATCATTTTTATTATTTTTCCCAGTATAGATTACACCACTTGTTTTTTGAAATTGTGATAATGCTCTTTTATTTAGTTCAATACCTTGTTGTCTTAGTTTTAATGATGTATCTCTCAACCATAATCCAATTGCATAACTCATAACAAGGTCATCATTATATCCTACTTGAGCTTGAGCTTTTCCGTTCTGCCAAACAAATACTAATAATTCTTGTATGAGTCGTTTGCTTCTTATAATCGGAGTGCCTTCTCTCATATACATTTCTAATGCTGAGATCATTAATGGTCTTGTTCTAGATGTGGTTGATACTCCCGGTACCATCTGTGATTTATCTTTTGTATCATAACCTTTTCTTAGTTGGATATCTAAATCTACATATCCATCGTCTTTATATGTATAGAATAAATTTTCATATCCCCGATCGAGTATTGGCTGAATAGCCGCCCAACCAATATTAGCATTTTCCACTGCCAGCAATGCATTATTCCATTCGGTTGCAACAGCAAATAACATGTTCCCGAAATCTTTCGGAGGTATTTTTCCTTTATATTCTGCAACTTGTTTTATATCTTGCACATCGATAACATGAAAGGCAGACCAATCTGCTCCATCCCCTCGCGCGACATCAGCTACCACTACATAATCTCTAGAATAATCCGGATACTCCCAAATCCAATATGCATTATCATATCCACGCATTTCAATTGGATCTATGCAGTTTTCTTCATATCTTTGAAGTATAGGACCGTCTACCACAGTATGACCGGAACTAATAAAATCACAATCACATTCCTGAGCTGCTCCTTTTTCACCTAATAGCTGTGTCTGTTCGTCGCGCCAAGACTGATCGCGTTCTGGGTGAACGGTCCAATGCAGTTTAATATTATGCCATTGAGTTTTAGGATTTGTTTCTCCATCAACCCATGTTTGATGAAACCAGTTACCAATACCATTAGGAGTAGATAATACTATGGCTCCACCACCTGTTGATAAGGTTGCTTGTGATGCTATCCAAATTTCTTCAATGTTTCTGATAAAGGCAGCCTCATCCACAATTAATAAAGATAGTGCTTCTGATCGAGCACCGGTTGTTGCTGATGATACGGCTTTTATTTGTGAACCATTTTTAAATTTTAAAGAAAGTTTATTATCTGCTTCAATTGTACCTTTAAGCCAACTCGGAAGATTATCGTGCATTACACGAACTTTAGTTACTAGGTTTTTTGCTACTTCTTGTGTGGTTGCAATTACTAGCACATTGAAATCTTCGTTGAACAACATATTCCACAGAGCAAAGCCGGCAGATAGAGTTGAGATACCTAACTGACGAGATTTAAGAATTACATTGTAACGATTATCTCGAAGTTCTTCAAGACTTTCTTCTTGAAACTTATATAAATTAAATTTAATCTTTCCTCGTTTAGGATGCTGTATATAACAATAATTACGCATAAAGAATACAGGATCTTGCGAACATCGCATATATTGGTCGCGTATTATAGATTTTAAATCTTTATTCTTGTTTGACATAACTTTCCTAATTGATTAAAGTTGCAACTAATTTACCAGTTATTACTGCAGTACCAATTCCACCTACAAACCATATAGCCGGATGTTGATACCATTTAGGTTTAAGTAGTTTTTCTCGTTCAACGTATAAATTTATATTAGACTTAAGCAAATCCATTTGCATTGTCTGTATCTGTAATTCAACTGAATCGAGTTTTATAACTGTTTCTAAATAATTAATTATAGAATCTTGTTCTAGAATTATTAATTCATTGATAGAATCTAGATAAAATAGAGAATCTAA